GTTGTATATGTGCCGCTTACGTTGCCCAGCGCTCCAGCGAGGTACTGGAGCATTGAGTTCATGGCCACTCGAAACTCCTCTCGGGTGACCGAAAGGTTGTCCATTGAATTGGACTGTCCAGAGCTGGGTAAGTTGGCCACGACTATTTAATCCCTAGAAGCAGTCTAGTAGCCAGCAACGATGGCATCTACAAGGCCGTTTGTGGTGTTTCCGTCCTTGTCCAAGCAGCTGACGTTAAAACCATTCTTGTCCTTCTGATCCAGCCGTGCGGTTATGGCGTCGCTGCCGGCTTGAGCTTGGAGAGTCAGGTTGACTGATGTGACTTTGCGGAAGGTCTGCGTCAGCGAGAACCGGCCACCGCCCGAGGGCACATTGAAATTATCAACCAACTCGAACAGGTCGGGGTAGTCAATAATCACGTCAACATCGTTGATCTCGGCCTTATCTACGCCGTCGATGCTCTTAAGCCTGACGCCCAGCTCGTAGATGCCGGCGTTCAATTTTTCGTACGGAGCCAAGGGGTGGAACTCCCCATCAATATCGGGTGAGGTAGACCTATAGAACAGGTCAGTAGTCGGTGTTTCGTAGAACGCATCGCTAGTTGGGGTCTTATAGATCAGATCGGCATCGCCGGTTGGCACCTTCTTGATAAACCACTGATACGTTCCAGTGCTCTTGGTGAAGACCACGATGCCGCCGCCGTTTGATGTGACGGAGTGCGGGAAGATATACTCGCCCGGTTTTGCTGGGTCGATTAGCCGCAGGTTGCAACCCTCGCCCCCGCATTCATAGAACTTATCGCTGGTCGGTGTTTTGTAGAACGCATCCGTCGTTGGCGATTCGTAGACGATGCAAGGCGCCCCCTGTTAGATCTCGTCGCCATAGGGCTGCTCGTAGAACGGATCAGTGATCGGAACTGGGTACATCAGCTCGTCGTAGTCGGCGCCGCCGGTGTAAAGCTCGATGTTGTCGTACGTGCCAGGGAAGCACTCGTCCTTGAGGTCGCGCTCTTCCACCACGTTGGTGGGCAGCGCATCACCCAGATTGACCAAGACGAATTGGACATCTTCGCTGAGCCAGCCCGTGCGGTCACGCGGGCGGATCATCACGGTCCAAGTGCCGGAATCGAATAGCGTGGTCTCGAACCAGCGCTGGTCGCCCGGGACGCCATCTGCGTAGAGCGGCCAACCCAAGTCCCAGTCGACATTCGTGCCGGCTTTGAACCGGATTTCAAAGGCCGAGATGTCGTTGACCACCCGCAGCGGCCAGTTTTCAACAAACGGCGGGTCGGTGGTGAACTCCCAGCTGAAGCGGCGAGTGAGTGGGGTGTTGGCCTTGATCGGCTCAGTTACAACCTCGAACAGGTCGGGGATTGGTGGGTAAAGCTCTTGGACGTCAACGGTGTCGGTCACATAAGTGTCACCCTGCAGGTCGGGGATCAGAGTGCGCAGACTCAGGCGCACGTCCCAGTTGACCAGTGCGTGGAAAGCTACGGCGTAATAATCGTTGGTGGGGATGTCAGCGATTAGATACCAGCCGTCGGCATTTGGCTCGCGCAAGCCACGCTCTTCAACCTCAGTCAAATCGCGGGAGGGTTTGCACTCCAGCCGCACTGCGTTGACATAGGGCGGGATGTCGACGTTGAAGCTCCAGCTAAACAGTTGCGAACCGCTCGACTGGTTCATGTGCATCAGCGTGGCGTTGTCCGTTGCTGGATCGCCGCCGTCATTCCCGTCCAGATCGGGGAATGGGATGTAATCGGTGATTGGGCCGATATAGGCAATATCGCTCCAAGGCGATTCTTGTCCTGTGCGGCCAACGCTTAAAACTCTGACCTTGTAGCGGTTTGCGACCACGTATTGGTCGATTGGGACCTGCTCTCGGGTATCGACTTGGAAGAGAATCTCGCGCCAAGTGTCTTCGTAGGTGGTTGTGTCTGTGGCTTCGTCGTACGTTCCAGCCTGATACTGGACGCGATAACCGCGGATAGTCAGGTCGAAGCCGTTGAGGATGTTGTTGACCTGCCCTGGCTTCCAGGCCAGGTTCATCTTTGCTTGGTTGTTGTCCCAGACCAAGGTGTGGGTCGTGATGGTCGGCTTCTCGGGCGCAACCGGCTTGTATAGATAATCGTCGTCGGGGTTGAGAGGGGTGTCGTTATCTACGGAGTCATAAATGTCCTCTTCGTAGCGCAGCGCCGACACCGCGTACACGCCGCCATCCTGCTCTTCGACTGACAGCACGCGGAACAATTGTGCGCTGCGGTCGGGCACCTCAACGATCCACGGATTGTTGACGACAGGGTCGCCTTCGGTCGTTGCAGCGAGGGTGATTGTGCGGTCGTCGATGTCGACGGAACCGATGTTGCGGATGACGATTTCAGGCTCATTGTTCGCCCCATTGACCATGTACTGGAAGGTTGAGCCAGTCCACGTTGTGGGCGTGGGCGGCATCTGGTCGACCGTGATGACATTGCCGTTGACAGCCATGACCCTGCCCCCGTATCTGCCGGCGGCTTTTAGGGGATCAGCGACCTTGACCACGTCACCAGGACGGATGGCCATGCCAATCTCGTTGGTGCGGAACGTGATGGTGTCGTCCAATTCGCGCTCGCTGTAGAGCGCCCAGCGTGCGGCGCGGAGTGCTTGCCCCCGGCTGGTGCAGCCCAGCATCCGCAAATCCATCGGCTTGTAGCCAAACCGGTTGAGGCTTTCCTCATCGGCGATGTACTCGACCCGTGGCTGGTAGTTGTTATCTGGTTCGTCCCAGCTCACCAGGCAAACGGTATGGCGGGCGCGTTTCGCTGCGCCGACGTAGATAAAGTTGCCGGTCTCAACCTTGCCGTCAGCACTGACGTTCTGGATCGTGTTGGATTCGTTGAACGTGAAAACAGGTGTGCTTGGGCGGTCTTGCCCAGAAACGACCATGCTGGCCGAGTAGTACAAAATGCCACGGAATACGCTGCTGATCTGTTGCAGGACGTTCCAGGCTTCTTCAGCTGTTTGGAGGACGATGTTTGCGGTGAAGCGAGGCTCTTTGCCGCCGCCCATTGCATCGACTTCTTCGTCGCAATATTCGGCTATTTGATAGAGAGTCCACTTATCGACCAAGTCCTCGCTGATGTACTCACCCAAGCCGTAACGGTCGTTGATGATTAGGTCACGCAGGATCCATGCAGGATTATTTGTCCACGCTGTATCGGCTTTGAAGGTTCCGTCCCAGGTGCCTGTATAGGTGCGAGCCACTGGGTCGTAGTTGCTGGGGATCTCGACTTTCAGGCCCTTTAGGTCGATCGAGACGGCGGGCAAGCCTGCATAGATGTCGGCGCGAATGCCGACAGTCAGCATTGAACTTTGCGGATAGTGCAGGCCTTGCTTCAGGCTTGCGGCAACAGAGCTGTAGTTGAACTGGGTGCTGTAGACGTTGGCTCCGCTAGTGCGCTGGTCGTCGTCTTCTGTCTTGCGCTCGACAACTACGTTCCAGGGGCCTGAGCCTTCGAAGTCGAAGTCATGCTGGCGCTGGAATTGGCCGCTGAATTTGCCCTCGACCTTGTCATCAAAAACAACCCGCTCGGTGCCGGCATTGTCGGTGTAGCTGATTTTGTACTCAACGCTGGTCGGCAAGACGTCGCCGTTGCTGGCCTGATAGACCAACGCTTGGAAAGTCAGCAGGACCTTGCCCGCATACTCGCCTGAGTTTGCGGAGACCGAGACCGCCTGGCCGATAGGGACGTCTTTGTTGACTTCTTTGTCGACGCTGATGACATCGCCGATCCGGAAGTAGCCGGGCACAGCAGACTGCTCGCCAGCTACACGGCCATAACTAAAGACGAGATCTTCCGGTTTGGGGCTGGGGTCAGCACTACCAACCTGGATAGGTGTGTCGTCTAGTCGTACGGACTTAAGCAGACCCTCGCGGGTGTTGCCTTCGGCTGGGCCTTCAACCTCGCCCTCAGCCAGCAAAAATTGGATCTGGGCAAAGCTGACCGAGCGGAGGCCCGGGTCATCGTCTGTGAATGTCGGCGTCCGAGGTGCTGGGGCTTGGACGATTGTTGTTTGCTGGACAACAGGTGCTGGGGCTTGGTTACCCCCGCCACGTCTGCCGCCGCCACCGCCTCCGCCTCCACCGGCGCCTCGAATAGTTTTGCTCATAGGTCTTCGTCGTTCACATACCCGAGAAGGCCGACTGTGCCTGTGGTATCAATCTCGCGGTCACCCAACAGCCCTAGCTGGAAGTTGACGACACGCGGAGCTTGGACACGGCGCAGCCCGTAAACCAGTGGCACGGCCTCGCCTTGGCCGCCTGTACCTTGGGCGCGGCTGAACAGGTTTGACTCGAGGTCATCACCCCGGGCTGCCTCGGTCCGGCTGACTCGAGCGGATGGTTGGCCTTTTCTTGCCGCACCAGCCTTTGGGCCAGATAGCTGCGGCGTGGGCGTAATTAAATCTGCAACGCCACTCAGGGCTAGGCCGGCGCCGACTAGGCCGACACCCAGCATTGAAGTCAGTCCAAACGTCGCAGCCGGGATGAAGATTGCGACGGCGATGAGTGCAACGCCCGCGATGATTTTGCCAATGCTCCCGCCTTTGCCGCCTCGGCCAACAAGCACGGGTGCAAGAACGATTGTTTTGCTGCTGGTCTCGCGCAGTGTCTCTTCGGCTTCTAATCCTTTAGGGCAGTCGGTGATTACTTTCCACTTGATTCCTTTGGTGTGTTGCTCGAGTACCCACGGTTTGAAACCGTTAAATATGGCTGTCAGAGCTCGAACTGCCTCCGCTGGGCTAGAAACTGCCAAGCGGTGAACGCGACCAAACTTGCGGCCCGCAGCACCTAAGAGCTTGATAGTCTTCAGCTCTTCCATAGCTGGTGCGGGCGTACAGCCATTCTAAGCTTGCGTTTCCACCACGATCCAAAGCGGTCGATGCGGCTGAACCGCTCAGACGGGTGGTGAAGAAATGTTCTTTCGTTTAGAAGTACCCCGATGTGATCTGTGTGGCCTGCGTGGTCACCAAGGTTGAACAACAAAATGTCGCCAGCCTGATACTTTTCTTTTACGGTGCGTCCCACGATTAGAGCTTGGTCGTCAAAAGGTGTGAACTCGGGCTGATTCCACTCGCCGAAATAACCTCGCGGCCATTGCGGTAACTCCACCCCCATCTCAAGTAGCTTGTCGGCCACCACGCTGTAGCAGTCGTAAACGCCAAAGATGTAAGGACGTCCCAGTAGAGGGGCGACGGTGTGGGGGTTGCACTCGGTGAAGCTGTCTTTTGCGATGCAGTAGACCGCCCATGGCATTGGGTCGGCGGCTATTACTTGCTGGTCAAATGGGCTGAAGCCGTCGAGCTGCAGGTGACTGTGCCAGACACCTTTGATTCCGCTTTCCTCGTGTAGGGCGTAATCAAGTGGCGAAATTTCAAATGTGTTGGCGGGGTCTTCTGCTCGGTTAAAACATTGGACTACCTCGTCGTTCTGTAAGACAAAACCGCAGGTCTCGTTTTCGTGGTCCGCCAAGGCCACGGCTTTGATAATTTTGCGCTGCTCAGCTGTTAGCCAGTTCAAAGGTCCAGCGTCAAACCAGGAAATCCACCAAACGGTAAAGCGTCAGTGTCGAACCTGAGTTGGCAAGCTTGAATGTTTTTTGCGCAAACGTCGTCAGTGTCCTGCGGTGGATCGGCTAATCCTTGCCAGGCAGTTACAGCATCGTCATACGCAGTTTTGGCTGTGGCTTCTGCAGCTACAGCGTCGTCATAAGCCGTTTTGGCCGTGGCTTCTGCGGCCTCGGCAGCATCTAAATCATCTTTGCTGCCTTTGACTTGGCGCTGGATTTCGTAATAGGTGATTGTCGGTGTGGACTCCCGCAGCGCACCACGCAGGTAGGTGTCGGGGCCAAGGGTCACCTCGGTGTCGTCCCAGTAGTTGGTTTCATCTGACGCGGCGTAGTTTTTATTGTCTTCGTCGCGGTCGTAGCGGGTTTCGGCGACAGTCGTGTTGCTGTTGTAGGCCTCGCGCTCAGCTTCGGTTGTGGCTTGGGCGTTGGTATATGTAGTCAGTGCATCAGCCGTATCATCCTGAGCGTCTTCCCACGCTTCCCGCTTGTCGTACAGGTCCTGGATGGTGGCGTCGCTGTTTGTGGTCAGCAGCTCATTATTGATGTTGGCGATCGGAGGACCGGTATAGCTGCAATCGTCCGAGCGGTAGCG